TTTTAACTTAATGTTTTCTTCTTTTAATTCTTCTAAAGATAATTCTGTTTTTTCTTCTTTTAATTCCTCACTCATTGTTTCCTTATCACCAGTTTCACCTATTCTAGCTTTAATATCAGCTACAGCATCTTCTAGGTTCTTAACCTTATCTTTCATCTCTTCATAAGTTTTTGCCCAGTCAGCTTTTTCAGCTGGTGTTTCAGGAAATTCCTCAGCATACTTACGCTTATCTTTATCTTCTTCATCATCTTTATCTTCAAACTCAGCTTTTTCATAAGCTTCATCTGCTGTCATTTCTTCTTTTTTCTTATCTTCTTCTTCTTCCTCTTCCTCTTCTTCTTTCTTTTTACGCATAACTTCTTTTACTACACCTTCAGTTTCTACAGTAAAACTTAATTCATCAGTAGAATAATTGCCTGTAGGTAATAATATTGTACTGCCATCTTCAGTCAATACAGATATATCTACACCAGCTTCTAACTCTTCTGCTGTAGATACAAACATTGTACCATCTTCAGACTTGCCCTGCCAACCTAACTTAGTTTTTTCTTCTTTGTTAAGTCCTAAGGCTACTAAAATTTGTTCTTTTAAATCCATAGGTTCTTTTTTTTAATATATATATTAGTTAGTTATTTATTTGATTTCTTTGATTATTTCGTTCAAAGCTTTTAGTATTTCTTCATTTGTTGGTTCTTGTTTTTCCTGCATAGCTTCAAAACGATTAGTAAAGTAGCCTTCGATACTTAAACCTTTCAACTCACCCTCTTTTATTTTTTGCCATAACTCATCATTGTCTATACGCATCTTTACAAACCAAGTGCCATTAGGTAGGTCAAATCCGTAAAGTTTACTTTTATCCATATCACCTTCCTTAACCCAGCTTTCAACTGTTAGTACACCACTTACCCTATCTTGGTGTTGGTAAGTAGCTTTATGGTGGTTATTATGTTTTAAGTACAACTCACTAGCTTTCCTGACAGTTTCAGGGCTAAAGTAAACATAGTAGTCACTATCTGTTTGCGCATCATACCTATAGATTTGCTTGTTTGGTATAAGGGCTGGTGATACCACCATTCTTTTTTCTTCATCTATTTTAGCTAACGTAAGGTTGTTTTTTGATTTGTTAAAGTATACAAAGTCTTGTTCGATAGCTGGTGCAGTAACTAGACTTATCGCATCTATAGCAAGGCTTTCATTTTCATCATTGATAACTAGTTCAACTATTTTAGTTTCGTTCAAATCTTCGTAGTAGTCTTTGTTATCAGCTTCACATTCAGCTTTGGTTTTATACTTACATTTACCAGTATTACCGAACTTAAAGTTTCCGTTTTCACATTTTTTGCAAGGCATATTATTATATATATTTTAAATTAATTTATTTGATTTTGTATTTTTATTATTTAACATAATATTTTTTATTTTGCCAGTCTACTCAGGTTTTTTAATTTATACAATTTTTAATACTAATATACTCAAAACACCTTTCATCTGCTTAGAACGCTTTAAAATAGCTAAACACTATATAGTAGACCTTCGCCTAATATTAGCTAATTGGTTCTGACTTGATGTCATTTCATCAGTTACAACGAAAGCTTTGACTGGTTCTGGGGCTGGAGCATCTTCAAGTGAAAAACCTCCACCCATCATTTGGCCAGATGGTAAACCTTGACCACCACCACCACCTGCACTAGCACCACCTCCACCTCCACCACCAGCTGAAGGAGGTTGAGATGATAATATTTTCTTTATTTGTACAGCTGAAAAGGCAGCTGCTAAACCTGCTTGTACTATAGGGTATGCTGGAAATACAGTTGTTACTGGTGATTTTTGAGCTGTAGTAAAAGCATTTTGTACACCCTGTACACCAGATATAGTAGCATCTGCTACAGCAATAGCTTTACCTACTTTAGAACCTTTACCAGCAATCTCAGTAGCTAATGATAAGCCTTGCCTTGCTGTACTTAAAGCTGCCGCTGCTACAGCTTCATTAAGTTCTTTTTTCTCTTCTGCATCTAGCTTTCTATTATTTTTTTCTATTGCCCTAAACTTATCTCTTATTGCTTGTTGTACTTGCTCAGAATTATCTAAGCTTTCAGCTGCCTTTAATTCAGCTTCTTGTTGTATTCTTAAATCTTCATCTCTTCTTTTCTTTTCATCATCTATATTTAATAGTAGGGCTTCATTCTGTATATTCTTTAATGTTTCAGCTTCAGCTTTTCTTTTTTCTTCCGCTTCATCACTAAACTTCTTTTTAATATCAGATTTTTCTATTTCAAATAAAGTAAAGTTTTGTAATAATAGTTTTTCTTTCTTTTTCTCATTAAATACATTTTTTTCAATTTCTTTTTCTCTAGCTTCAAACCTTTGCTTTGCTAAAAATAGTTCCTGTTTTTCCTCATCTTTTATAGCCCTTACAAACTGGTCTTCTGCTAATTTATTAAAAGCCCTTACTACCTCATTTTGTTTTTTAATCCTTTCATTTTGCCTTCTAATAAACCTTTTTTGTGCAGCTTTTTCTTGTTGCTCTCTTCGCCTTCTAATAGTGTTTGCTTTAGCTTCAACTGTTTGCTGCCTTCTACTACTTTCCCTTCTAATGTTAGCTAGCTTGATTTCTAAATCTGCAAGTTTCTGTAAATCTTCTTGTAAGTTTTTAGTTTTAGCCATTTGCTCAGTTTGTATTCTTACAGCTTCCTCAGCATTAGCTACCCTTTTATCCATTAAAGCACTTTCTATTCTATTAGCTTCTTCTAAAGCTTCTAACCTTTCTTCATCTGTTAGGGTTAAATCTTCTGACTTTAACCTTAACTCTTCTACTTCAGCCCTTCTATTTGCAGTTTCTACACTTAACTCCCTTTCACTATCTACTAAAGCTTGTAAATCAGCTTTTAACTGTATAGCTAGTTTACTTTCTTTAGCTATTTCTTCACCTATTCCAGCAAACTGTCTACCAATAGTTTTTAAGCCTTCTATTCTATCACCACTAAATATTTGCGCTATACCTTCACCTATACCTGATACCCTATCTATAACTACTTTAAAGGTAGCACCTATACCAGCAAAAACCCTTTGTAATAACTCAGCACCCTTTTTTGTTTGTGTTAAGTAAGCTATAAACGTACCAAACGCTACAACTATAGCACCAATACCAGTAGATATTAATCCCCTTGTAATTGTTGCAAAAGCTAACTTAGCTATAGGTATTATCTTTTTAAACCCACCAGCTATACCATTTATAGATATACCGAATACTTTAAAGTTTTTAATATCATCTATTAAACTAGCACCAGTTTCTTTTTGGGCTTGATTAAATTCTTTTATTTGGGTAGTAGCTTCTTTTTGTTGCTGCTTTAAATCTTTTAACCCTAGCTTTTCAGCTTTTAATTCAGCTGTTACTTTCCTTATATCTTCTGTAAGTTTTGGCTGGCCAGCATAAAATGCACCTTTAGGAATACTATCTTGTATTTGTTGTAACCTTAATAGTTCTTTTTCTAAATCTATTATAACCCTATTCTGTATAGATAGTTGTTCATTAACTTCTTTTACATTATCTTTTGCACCTTTTAATGTATTAGCATATTCTTGTGTATCTTGTGTAGCTGACTTTACATCAGACTTTATACTCATATATATTTCTTCTGCCATATCTTATATTTTATAAACTAACATTCGTTGTTATTTGTGTTATAGTTACATTCATACACCATTCTAATGTCTGGTTTGTATTACCCCTACATTGTAAAGCTAAAGTGTTACCAGTACCTACCGCTGCTAATATCCTCCAGTTTGTAACAGTACCACTTGTTTTAATTGTATCTCTTTCTCTTTGTATACTAGCCGTACCACTTTTATTAATTATAACACCACGTTCTACATAAGATGCATAATCACCTACAGCCCCAGTACCAGAAGAGCCACCTGTCCTTACAGCTATTGTATCAGCATGAAAATAAATAATACAATTATCTGGTATAGCATACCTTACACCACTTACATTATTTATACCACTTGATACATTTGCAGTACCTGTAGTTTGGCAACCATAAATAAGTTGAATAGATTGCCTTTCACCTAACAAATCATCAGTAGTATTACCACCTATATATAGAGAATTGCTTGTAGTTACATTAGCTAATTGCCCTATAGTTACTGTATTATTCACACCACTTGCTAAAGTGTTTTCATCACCTATAGTTACATCATTTCTGTTTAAACCATTTAAAGTATTATTACCACCTCTTATATCATTATTTATAACACCACTTTTTATATCATTTCCTGAACCCCTATCCTCATTGCTTTGTTTAAATTCAGATTTGATTAGGTTTACACTTCTTTTAAAAGCATAACATGTGCTAGTAGTTTCATCATAAGAGTACCCATACTTTTCACATGTTTCTCTATTTGGTACAACACCATCTGTAAGGTTAGTACCACTTACACTAAAAACTACGATACCATTACTAGTTACAAAAGCTGGCATCATTGTTTGCCCATTTAATTTTATTCTGCTTGTTCTTACTCTACTCATTATGGTATTAATATAAATTCTACAGTTGATAAATCATTTGGTTTATAATCTATTCTATTTACCCTAAATATTCTTTGCTTAACAAAAACTAAATCATTAAACTTAAAAGTATTGATATCTGATGCTGATAAATTCAGTTTCACAGTTAGTGTTCTTGTATCAGGGTTATATAACTCATTAAAATAAGGTAACCAATAAAGGTTAAATAAATTATTTAAAGGTGCAGTACCCATACCACTAAACAAAAATTGTTCACCAAAAACAAAATCGTAATCACTACTAATAGCTGGAACAACATCAGTATGTGAAAACTGTCTATATTGTGTTTTATCACCACCAGCAACACCATTTTGGGCTGGTACTGTAAAGTGGTTATTTAAAAGTGTTAACCTCCCAGTATCATATAATATTCTAGGTGCATTTTCAAAACTTTCACTCCCAGAACTTTCATCAAAAGCATATATAGTTGGTACTACAAACTCATCTAAGTTATTTTCTAATCTTTTCATAACAGTAGCCGCAAATGGTTTAGCTGATATTTCTTTACTACCTGTTAAAAGGGTAGCACCACTAGCATCAAATTTTTTACTACCATACAAGTGCCTAGTAGCATTCTTATAAGCATTAAAAGCATAATCATCATCATCTTCCTCAAACTTGAATATCGTATCTACATTAAGGTTTGTTAAAGGTTTTAGCTTTATATCTTGGGTATCCATTTTGTAAGTCCAGTCATGTGTCACACTTCTATCTGCTAAACTTGTACCTGTACCAGTTTTTATAAATACATCTGCATAAGGTTCAAACTGTATTTCATTAGGTATGTCTGTTGGTAGTGATACCATATTAAACATTTTAAGTATACCGCTTAAAAACTCCCATTGACCTAGTTCACCCCTGTTAGTATTTATAATAGCTGAGTTTACTACATTTGTTATAGTTTCATCATAGTTAATTACACTCAAAGCAGTAAAACTAGTACCAGGAATAACATTTACACCTGTAGCATCAGCTTTAACTTCCATAATAAAAGTATCACCTAGGTTCAAGTTCAAAGGGGGAAAAGTAATAGGGTGTGATGTTGTACCAGTCCCTATTACAAAAGTTAGCGTTGAGTAAACTGTAGGTACACCAGCTTGGTCACCACTAAGTTGTAAAGTAATAGTTCTAGCTGAGCCACTTGTATTATCAAAATATAAAGTCCCAGTTACTATCATTTCGGTATTATTACTTGGTGATGTATATAAACCAGTAAAAGCATTTAAACTAGCAGGCCCTATAAAAGCTACATAATTCTCATAAACATAAGTTTGAAAAGATGTTGTTATAGCTGAGGTAGGCCCTACTAACTCTGTTGCCACCAAATTACTACTGGTTGTACCATTAGATACTGGCATACCATCATCACCCCAGTTAAAGTCCATAAAAAGTTTACCAAAATCTGCACTATCAAAGAAATCACTTTTCCACCTAAAAGGTGTTTGTTCAAATATTTTATTTATTATATACCTAATATTTATCCATGGCCTAAAAGCATCTTCTAACCTATTTAGTATTGGGTTACCTACACTATCAAAAGTGTATTTATGTTTCCAATCACAAAATGGGTATTTAAGTACCAATGTTCTATTGCTTCCAGCTGTTCCAGCATAAGTACCAGCTGGTAGGTTATTATCTAAAGTTAAGCCATTGCTACCTATACTATCTTGTATGTTATCATAGTGGTACTCATGGTCAAGTTCAGAAAAGTCTATATCACCTATTATCCTACTTTCTAAAACATCTTTTAAAGCTATACTTTCACTATATAAGTTGATATTGTAACTTACCTCACCACCCTTATCATTTATATCAATTAACCTTAAAAAACCCTGAAAAATAAGAATACCATCTACTCTTAGTGTACATTCTGTTTTCATATAAGGATTAAACACTACACCATCATAAAACCTTGTTATTTCAAATATATCATTGAAAGTTTGTTTATTCCTTTTGGTTTGAGGTATTTGAAAGCTCTTACTATAAGATTGTACTTTTTCAGCAACCTTTGTAAAATCATCTATACTTAATGTTAATGGTATATCTTCATCTTCATACAAATCTAATATAACTTCACCATTATTAAATAAAGCATTAAAGGTAGGTGGCTGGTTTACCATTCTATTTAAAAAACACCTATTTAATACGAAAGCTGATGCACTACCACCGAATGTATGGTAGTGTAATACTAGGGTAGGGTTAGTAGAATGGAATTGAATATTAGTAAAATTAAAAATAAAAGAACCCCCTGTATTAGTTTGGTATGCAGTTAGGTTACTTATTACATGTGTAGCTTTTAACACATTACCATCAAACTCTAATAGCTTAAATACATTTGATGCCGCTGGTGTATATAAATCTACAGTACCATTAAATTGGTAATTTACTCCAGGAAAAACACCAGTTATTTTTTGTATAATACATGAATGCCCAACCTGAAAAACAGCTGCATTTGCAACTTCAGTAACTTGTACACCTGTACTAAAACCCCTATAAAATGTGTTAATATTAATACCTACACCATGGTAGTAATTTATTTGGTCTTGTACAAAAGTAGGTGAGCCAGCTATAGTATTACTTGTTGAAGTATTTAAAGTATTCCAATTAAAGCAATCTACTAAATACTGGTAATTTTGATTAGCTAGGTTTGAGGTATTTATACCAACTTGAGGAAATACAGCTAATTGTACTGACATATTATACTGATTGAGTTCTTAATGTTTTTGTTAATTCTATTTCAAAAGTAAATTGTATAAGGTTATCATTTGCTATAGTTTTTCTAGTAATACTTTTAGTGCTTAACCTTACTGGCCTTACATATTCATTATTTGCATTTCTATTAAACTCTAAAGATGATTCATCTTGATAGCCAGATAATAACATCACTTCAGGGCTGTTAATTAAAAACTCAAAAGCTTTCCCCTCTTTTTCAGTTATGTAATCTGTGTTCATAGTAATTTTTTCTACTGTATTTACCCTAAAGGTTTTTTTACCACCTTTATAACTGTTAAGCTTGTAAGCTTCACCGTCCCAGCTACCACCTAGCTGGTTATATGTAGAACCTGATGTACTAAAAGTTTTACTAGATTTCAAAGTAAAGGTGTAGTAATCCCACCCACCCCATTGGTTTAACCAACATAACCTAATAGGCTCATAACCTTTTAGGGTAGGGCAGTTTATATAGTATGTTATTTTTTGTGATATTTGGTTGTTTGATGCATCTCTAGCATGTACTTCGTAGTATTCAATATCACCATTATCTAGATGTGTACCAAAAGTGCTATCATGCTGCCTTATATTTGCAGGGCCTACACCTAAATAAGCCATCTGCCTTTGTATGTTTGTACCCTGAGTACCTAAACCATTTGCTGAAGATGTACCATAACTAATTGTTGTAAAACCAGCGCTATACCTTTTATACCTTATTGAAATTGTATTTATATCAGTACCCCTAAATAAAGTTAGTGTACTATAATCATCTTTGTTTACATACTGGGTAGGTTGCATGTTTGTTAAAAACTTGCTATCTACACCACTACCTAATACATAGTTGTTTGGTGTTTGGTTCATTCTAAAACCAAAACTATTCCCATAAGGCCCACCAATTTGGTAGTATGCATCATTGAGTACATAACCATTAAATATAATATGATTTGCACTATTCCTGAAATCTTGTTCTATTATAATACCACTTGTAGTATCTAAAAACTCTACACAAAACTCTACAGAAAAATACCTAGCTAAGTTTCTATTCCTACTCCACTTATCTATCATGTGTATAGGGTATTTATCACCCTCTTTATTAGTATCAGCTTCACCTTTAACTAAAGCCCTAAAAGCTGTTGTATGGTCAGCTGAAACAAAACTTTCTATAATATCTCTAAAGTTAAATATAGCTATACCCTTATTGTTTGGTACAGACCTAAAAGTACCTACCAAATCATCTGTTGTACTCATGTTAGGTGGCTGCCCAGAACTTATATGTACTCTAGCTACAAACTTAACTTCTACTTGGTTTTGTATTACATTAGTATTTGTTAGTGCAAATATTATATCATGACCTACTGGTACTGGTATATCACTTCCAGAAAATAGTGGTCTTTGTCTTATTGATGTTGCCATTTTATGCTGTTTCTTTTCTTATTAAATCTATAACACTTAAATTAAACTCTCGTGCAAACTCACCTTGAAAGTTCTTATATGTAACCCTTAAAGCATTTTGGAAAAAGCTTATACCTTTTATACCTTTTGTCCATAACACTTTAACTATAGCTATCTTTAATGGTAGTGTTGTTTTAAATTGGCCACCACCTTTTTTACCTTTTTCAACCCTAGGTTGTAAACCCTTTTTCCTTATAAAAGAACCTATACCTTTATATATACTACCTGATGACCTACCACTACCAAACCTAAAATCTGTATTTAATATTTCTGATTTCCAGTTTTTATATTGGTTTATACCATCATAAGTGCCAGCATGTTTACCTGTTTTTATTTTACCACCTGCACCACTTACACCCTTATCTACAAAAGCCCCATAATCTTCCATAATGAAGTCTAAAGTATAAACACCACTATCTACATTTATACTATACTGCAAACTACTTTCAAGGTTTCCGTTACCTTTTTTATTACGCTGTAAATTACCAGCTGATAAGTTTACTAACTTCTGCCCAAAATTATTTATAGCATTTTCTAACCTTCTGTTTACCATTATGTTAAGCCAACAAATAATTCTACTTGACAATCTGTAGTGCCATAAGGCCTTACAGCTATGCTTTCTAATGTTTGTAAAGTTGCTGGTAATGATGGTGTAGTACTAGCTTCACCTATCATAACCTGTTCACCATTGTACAATATATGCGAACCTTCTGGCCTAACTTTTACTGTATAACTTGTTGAACCTGATATAACAGCTACATATATTGCATCTGTAGTACTAAGGTTTGTAACCCTAACATAAGTTACATTTTCAACATCTATTGCCCCAGGACTTGTATGGGGTGTCGTTGCAAAAACAGCTATCTTTGTAGTGTTTGAATGTGCGCAAGTCAATATACGTTCCATTACATCTACAATACCAGTAGTAGTTATTACATTGCTTGAACCTCTAAGCGACCCATTTAAAGTCACTGTCTCGGAAATTGTTGTTACTAAATCTGCCATATTTTTTTATTTATTTATTTATTATTTTTTTGTACTCTTTGGGTGTTTCTTTGGTAATAAATCATAATCAGTTGTATACTTAGGGTTTTGTGGCCTACCATTTTTTACTAAATACAAATAAGCATTAACCCTAGCAAAAGCCCACCTAGATGGTGACTTTACTTTAGGTGAGCTTGATGTATTAAAAGCACCCAAACCCCTTTGGAATACAGCTTTAAGCTGGCCTAATGTAACACCATAACCTAACTTATCTTTATACCTTTTATTAAAATCATCTGATTTCTTTTGTAGTGTAGCTCTATCTTTTGCAGATACCTTAGCGCCCCTTGATGTAGATGCATCACCCTTAGCAGTACCTTTGCCTTTTGGGTTTTTATTTGGTGTATCACTTTTAGGGGCTTTAGGGCTTTTTTTTACACCACCCCTAGGCCCTATCTTAGCTAGCTTTTTTTTGTCAATTTGTTTTAATTTATTAATAGCCCAGTTTATACCTGATGTACCACCCCACCCTAACCATGCTACATACCCATTGTCTTTCCATGGTGTTGCTTTAAACTCAGGGTTTATTTCTGCATTTTTTTTGTGTCGCATAAAAGATGCCATGCGGGCAATCGTGTCCCTTGAAATCTTGGCTCTTCTTGCTAACTGTGCTGCTCTTGTCCAGCCAGTTCTTGTCATTCCTTTAACTTCATCACCATGTTCTTTTTTCCACCTTATAACTTTTTTAGCATTGTTAGTAGCGCTTTCTGGGTAATCGTTATACGTTTCAAATTTTATGCTAATAGCTTCTAGCTTTTCTATTACATCTTCGTAATTCATATTTTAATACTTATTTTTGGTGGTAATATTTGTATCTCAACCTTACCTAATTTTATTTTATTTAACCTTTTTATATATTCTATCATATTAGTAACCAGCCCCCTCTTGGGTTACTGGGATATTACATGTTTGGAAATCATTTTGTACTACTACATTAACATTAAAAACCCAGCCAGCGCATAAATTGTCAAACCTTTCCTGAAATGGTTCTATACTAAACTGGCCATCTGTAAAATATAAAGGGTTGTTAATATCATTTACACCAGATAAGCTTTGCCTTTCTGAATGCCTTAGTATACCTATCAAATCTGTAGCTATCTGTAAACACTCATTAAACACATCTTGTTCGTTGTTAAGTTGTTTTACTAATTTAGTAAAGTTTGCATTTTCATTATTCTTAGTCCAGTTCTTATCCTCACTTACCATATCCATAATAAATACCTGAAAGTTATAAACCAACTCACTATCACCAGTACTAACAGCTGTAGGTGTAATATGCATTAAAGGAAATTTAGTATCCTTATCCATATCTATTTGCCAAATATCACCAACTGATGTTGTAAATATTTGTTCATGGAATTCACCTATCCTTAGTATAGTATTTACTACATTATTATATGTTTTGTTATTAACCATTTATTTGTACTTTATTTTGTTCTTCTAAATCAGTTTCATAGCTTAACCATGTTAAACACTCTAATAATTCTAACTTTGCTACCTTTTGCAAATTAACTATCTTACCATCTGTCAATCTATACATCACTCCAAACCAGCCCCACTTGTTGGCAAAGTCGCCATTGAATTTAATTCTTTTTTCATCAGTTTGGTTTTCATCAAATACGATTGCAAAGTCAGTAATAACTCGCTGCCGAAATCCCAAAAAAAAACCAGCGCATTTTGCACTTCACTAGCCCTCATGTTCCTAAATAACTTTGCCCTTTCTTCTATATTACCATCATAAGCTTCAATAGTATAATTGTCACCATCTCTACTTACAACTGGCCTATAAAGTACAGCCATTATTTCTGGTAAGTGGTTTATATAGCCATCTTCTATAAAGTGTTCTAAATCTGCATACTCACCCATAGTTATTTCATCTAGGTTTGGGTGAAAGCCATAATTTTTTTTACCAACCCTTATTATACCTTTTAACCCACTATCTTCTATCACTTGTAAGTTAGCCATGTTAGATAGTAACTCAGTAACATCTTTTAAACTTAATGATTGAACAAACTTTCTTGGTATATCACTCATACTATTTATAAGGGTATAAGCTTCATCTGTATTGCTCTTCTTTTTATATTTAATTAACTCAGCATAAGTTTCTAGTGTTACATCTTGCCAACTGTTTATTAATGTAAACTTGTTTTCCTTACCTTCTTTATTTATAGTTACTTGCATATTATATTATATAAAAATTGTTTTTTTAGTTTATTGTCTTATATTTGTCCCTCATTTCATTTTTTTCAATCATTTCTCTTGTCGTAAACTGGGGGCGCTTAATCAAGTAGCCCCCTTTTACTGTACAAAGTATTTACCATAATTAGCATCTATCTCATAATACATGCGCATAGCTAAAGCATCAGCATAATCTGGCGACCTACCTAATATAGCTTTTACGTTGTCTTTTGGTATTATTTGCAACCTGTTATCTTTGTCAGCATCTTTTGTTCTTACCTGTTCAAGTTCTTCTATCATATAGTTTTTTACATTTACATCACTACACCTTATGCCCACTTGGGCTTTGTTAATTAAATCAGCTAACTTGTAATAACATTGCGTTTTTAAATTTTGGTAATTTTCACCTTTAAGTGGCTTAGCATTATTTACAAATGATTGGCAACGTAAGTAGTCAGTAACACCACCACCTACACCATCACTATCAACTATTATATTTCTAAGCGGGACAGCGTTTTCTTGTTGTAGTTTTTTAACTTCATCAACAACATCATTTACAGCGCTTTTAAGCAACGTTTTTACATACATGACATGTAAGCCTTGCCATAACATAATAACTGTCTTATCGTTCCCAAAACGTGCCACATCACAAGATATATACTTGTCACCATCTATGCCCTTTTGGTTAAATAAATTTAGTATAGCATCATAATCTATTAAGCTATCATGTGTTGCATCGTATTCCCAGTTCCCAAATAGCAGCCTTTGTTTACTTAGTTCATCTAATTCAAATAGCTGTTTTTCATAATGTTTAGATATATATTCATTATCACCAACTAAACTTTGTATAAACTTTCTGTATGGTTTTATTGTATTATCTTTTGCTGGCCTATAGTATTCTGTATATACCCAGTTCTTTGCTGGGTTACAAGTCATAAGCATCTTAGGTATTAAATTGTTTTCATCAAGCTTATACCTAAGCCTACTGGCTACAACGTTTTTGGCTTTTTCTGTTATTTGGTTTGCTTCATCTATAAAGGCAGCTGTTATTTCAAGTGAACCTAAGCTATCAAAGTTCCTATCACTTGGGTATAAAAATAAATCTTTAAGTATTATTTCTGAGCCATTTATAAAAGTAATAATGTTACTTGATGCATTGAATGTAAAGTGTTCACCTGATTTTATTTTCCATGCATTACAAACCTCAAAGAATGTATTAAGTGTAGTTTTCTTTAAGGCATCTAGTTTACTCCTACCCATCAAGTACCTTGTACTAGGGTATTTCATGCATAACAATAATAACCATGCGCACCCTACCCATGATTTACCACCACCAGCTGCACCACCAAACAAAACCTCTTTAGTATTTTTATCAAATAAATACTCTATCGCTAGTTGTTGTCTATCAGTAAATACAGGGTTAATGTTCAATTCCTTTGATATTTACATTTACTTTAAAAGGGTTTTCACCAGAAGTTAAATCTACTTTTTTTGTTTCGTTCCAGCCTAAGTGGTTTCTGGCAGCATGTAAAACAACTGAAGGTACTTTGTCACTAATACATTCAAAGTATTTACTTTTAATAAAATCTTTAGATATATTATCAATTTCTTTTACCTTTTGTGCAAAGTCCTCATCTTCTTTTAACCATTTATAAAAGTTAGTCCTTGATAGTTCTGTTTTTTTTAAAGCTGTAGTTACAACACCTAAGCTAGCTTCTAAAGCTTTTAGCATTCTTTCCTTGTTAATCTTTGTTCTATTTTGTTCCATTTATCCGTGGGTCTATGTTATTACTTCTTTTAACTGCACGTTCTCTTTTTTTAATGTTTAGCCTTGTTACTTCTTCTTTGTAAGGGTAGCAGTGATGTAACTGGGCTAAGGTATAGTATACAATACTAGCCCTATAAAAGTTTTCTTTGTAAGGCTTTAAAGGCATAACACCATGTATTTCTTCCTGCCCCCTAAATATACACAAAGCGCCATCTGATTGTTCTAAAGCTATCCTATAATCTGGTAAAACAAGCTCACCACCAGTACAGTATTCTTTAAGTATAAGCACGTTACTAAAGCTACCTTTAATATTACCACTATCAGTATGGTATTTAATAGCATGGTTAACGTTTATATTTGCTGTAGTGTAAGGTGTATCTACTAACCTATAGTCATCATCAATTAATTCTCTAGCTTTGCTTAAATCGTAATTATAAAGTTCTGGCAAATACTTTTTATATATTTCACATAATGTATTCTGGAATGTAAACAGTTTATTGAAGTTTTGTTTTTCTTCTATTGTTTTATTGCTAAACCTGCAAAAGTCATTTCTTAATGCTACACGGGGCAAAGCACCAAATACACTACTTTTAGTTGGCAATGCATTAGTACGGTAAGTTTCTACATACTTAGTATCTTTTACACATTCCCTTACATAACTTAAAAGTTTTTTGTCTATGTTAACATAAATACCAATACACTCGCCATCTAAATAAAATGCAGTATCTTCTTTTATTACAGTATCAAAGTGTTCTTCTTTTGGTGTAGTTTTAATTAAATCTTTATTATCTTTATATTTAGTAAGCTTATACTTTTTCATTTTCTATAACTTTATATATTAATTCCCTGTAATCTTTACAGCCATACTTGTTCATAATAACTTCAAGCTTTGTAACTACATTATTAAATTCTTCTGTTTCAAAAGGTATAGTTATATTCTTAATCTTTGCATCTAAAAACCTATCTAGTTTTTCATCTACAGTATTCATGCTATAGTCTGTTATATTACTAACATCTTCTTCTGGCTGCCATACGTCCATACCCCATTCATTAAGGTTACCGTTATCCCATTGGTTAGCTAATATATCCCAATCCCAGTCACCAAAGTTAACATTGTCTTTTACTATAAACATATCTTTTTGGTATTGCGTAAAGTTTTCAGCTGTATCTATCCATACTTCTTTTAGGCCAGCATCTTTGCTAGCTTTCCAGCGCATGTTACCACCAAGTATCATCATGTTCTCATCTACAATTATAGGCCTAAGCTTTAACATTTCTGGGAATTCTTTAATTGATGCTACTAGTTTTTTAAACTTAGCATCTTTTATAATTCTAGGGTTAAGTGGGTTACCCTTTATTTTGTATAATTTTACTTTTTGCTTCATGTTAATTAAAATTTTCGTTTATACCTCTTTCACCTATAATCTTTTCCTTAGCACTTTTCCAAAGCCCATCACCTTTCTTTTTCATGCTTAAACTAGCTTCAGTTCTTTTAAGGTTTGGTATACCATCAGTAGGTTCACTATCCATAAATTTACCACAGCTGCATACAGCTTCCTTACATACCCACTTATTACCCCTTAACACTATGGTTGCTTTAGCTATTTCTTTTTGCTCTTTACAGCATTCACATTTATATAATGTCATTTTGCTAAGCCCCCTGTTTTTGTTTGACCTTCTTTGTGTAGCTTATCTAACTCAAAGTGTAAAACATTAATAGCCTTTTGTATATCTTGCTCAGTTGTATTACCTTCTTTTTTGCCTGCCCTTAATATATATTGTACAGCCTGAGCAGTCCATGGGTTCAAGTTAAAATCATCTACAATATCTTTAGCTGAATAGCCATGTATACCACCTATATAGTAATGAGGTTGGGTATTTTTTTTATAATCTAGTTTTGTCATGTCTTTTTAAATTTTCGTAAAATTCTTTTTTTTCGTGTTGTTTAAGTTTGTAATCTAATATCATAGCCATAATAAACATAACCATAATTATAATACCTAAACAAAAAAATGTAAATTCTATCATAGTTTATTTGTATTTATTATATATTCTTTTTAAGCCCTCAAAGCATGAACTTAAACATGAGCCGCAGTTAGTACCATAACTATAGCTAGTACCATGTATTGTATTATAAAGCTCTATCATTCTTTTCTTTGCACTAACATCTTTAGCCTTACCTGTTTTTATATCAGGCCATACATTTTTAACAGCTTCAATTATCTCTTTAGGCAGTTCATCTGGGGTTTCTATTTTAGTTGTTTTTTCCCAGTACCCTTTAGGGCAGCCCATCGGTGCAAGTCGTGACTTGACTTTCATAAAACAGCCACATACCTTACATGAACCTGTTAAGCTAAAGTAATAATCACACGCTTTACAAATAGCTATCCTCTCTTGGTATATATAATCTGGGACAAAAAATTTCATCATTTAGTCCACAATCTTCTGTATGTCATAGTTTTAGGCATTTCAAAACCGAACATCATTACCCATGTATTGTTCTTTACTGGGTCATAATATTTAGTGTTCTTCCTTCTCTTTTTCATGTATTTTATCTTTTATTATTGTCCTTACCTTATCTATAGTTGTATATATACTATTCCTACTTATTTTAGTTTTTTTCGCTAAACTGTCTAGTGTATTGCTTTCATAATAATATAACTCAAACAATTTCTTATCGTACCAGTGGCAATTATCTAGCACCTTGTCAATGCTTTCTAGTTTCTCCCACATGCCTTTTGTTTTATCTTCTGGCATATTTTCAACACTCTTATTATTATAATAATTATCTTGGCTATAATGTAAGTTAGCAGTTTTAGTAGTAACAAAACAAGTGCTGTCAATATGTGTATAGTATTTTTTGTATTTATAATAATATGGGCTAGTTTTACTTGTTAAACTTCTATTTAATATTATTGTCCCAAACTTAATTACACCAGTTAAACCATCATTTGTATAAATCTTTTTAAGTAGGTCTTGGTTCATTTGTAAAAAGTACAAGTATAATTCTTGTACACTTTCATCTATTTCGTTTACATCATTTGTATTCCTACTAGCTATCTTTTTAAACTTGCCATGTAATTTTGATATTTCTATATATATATCATTCATCTATAACAGGTTCTAGGTTTTCTATCTTATCAACCGTTTGCTCTAAAATTTCTTGTAATACTACTTTGTAGGCATTTATAACAGCCCTTTTACTTTTGGTTTCTATGCCAGCAAAATAGCCTTGTGTCATAACAGTTACATTAATTGGTATTATCATAAGCCAATCCCAATAATTGTTTTCTTTAGCACCTTTGCCATAATTGTTATGGTATTGTATAATTGTATTTAGTACCTCATTATATGTTTTATATTTTGTAGGGGTGCTAACTTCTTTTACAAAATCATCACATATAGTTAGGTAGTGCTTTATAATTTGTTTATGCTGTTCGTTGGCATAAATTGGTTTTGTCATACGACAAAGTTAAAAAAAAAGTTACTCAATCCCCAATTCTAATTTCAAGTTTTTAACAAAGGTTTTGTAATAACCTATCTCAGTTTCATAATCTACCCTAGTCATTTTAACAGTTGAACGTGATAAAATAAATAAATCTTGTGATGTGCTTTTACCATACTTAGCATCTAAATTATTACCAAAGGCCCATTGGCGGCCCTGTTCGAACATGTTGCATTTAACACATTGGACTTGGCAATTATGTTCATTCCACCTTGTTGCTGTATGCCTTCGTGATTGGAAGTGTCCGCATTGTAATTTTTTATAATGGTCTTGCTTTCCACATGTAAAACACTCAGTGATACCCCCATTGCTAGCATTTCTTAACCTAATGTATAAACTAAACCACTTATCTAGTTCTTTTCTTAATTTGCTTATGCTTTTATTCATTGTTTACTTTTGAAAAGGGGGAAACGTAAAATCCACAAAGTATAACCGCTCATTGTTATAAGTTTCAATTACAACCCCCTTTTGTTAATATTCATCGTAACCACCTAGTGTATACGGCCTTGTACTTTTTACGATACTACAGCTTTTAAAAAGGTTCATTTCTTTATTAGGTTCAGTATAAACATATTTGGCTAATGTAACAGTTTTACCAAACCTAGTTTTCCTATGTATAGGTATACTATCTATCCTATAACCATTTTTTCTATGGTTAAATATAATACCTGACAACCTTGTAGCCCCGTATTCTTTTATAGCTTCATAACTAGTTATGTGGCCATACATTTTTAGATGCCATAATACAGCATCTGATTGACTTTTAACCTGTTTTTCTGTAATAAGTATTTTTTTCATTTCCTTTTATTTTTAAATTTATAAATTAAATAGCTTACAAATGGTGTCCCAAATATAACTGACAATATACTTGGGTGGGGTTCACCACATAAGCCAGTTATATGCTTTAAAAATTCTATCACTTTAATAGCTTTTGTTTGTCTTGGTAATACAAAACTCTATCAGCTGGTTTACCTAAGGTGTTAACTTCATAGTATGCGTTATCTATTACCTTTTTATGTACATGTAACCATTTATAAAAATACCAGATACTTATAAAAGGTTTTTCTTTATAGTTTCTAGTACCCTCATAAAATGCGTCAGCAACTTGGTTTATAGTTAAATTTTTGAAATCTTTTTTTAAACTAGCTGCAAATATTTTAGATAGTGTAGCCATTGATTTACCATCTGTTTTGTGTTGCAACTCAATTACAGCTTTAGCTATAATATCATAAACTTGTTTTGTAAGGTTGCTTAATGTTTCTTGTTCTATTGTTTTCATAAATATTCTTTTCCTTTTAAGTATTCATTCAACTGGGTGTCTATTTTACTCATAGTTGCTTTTTTGGTTGGGTTGGTTTTAGCCCTTCTTTCCCAAGTCCTTACAGCTGCCTTCCAATCTTTCATCTTGCTTTTACCTATAAGCCAACCCTTACTTTCATAATGGTCACAAAATGTTTCGGCATCTACATTATTTTTACGCTCATTACAATAACTTTTAACCTCACTTAAAGTTGGCTTTTTAAAGTATTTATTTTTAATTTTTATTTCTTTATTATTATTAATAGTTGTTAAGTTTGTTGATGACAAGTTGTTAAGTAACTTAATGACTTGTTGTTCATTTATTTTAAAATATTGTTTAGCAGGTATACCTTTACGTTTAACCTGTATTAAGTTATTGTCTATCAATACTTTAATTGCTTTGCGTTGTTGATAAGGTGTAAGTGTTGTATCTTTTTGAATGTTACTTTCAGTATTAAAAAACCAACCATTTTCCATACCGTTAGATATAAAATATTCTTCTTTACTAATTAAATCTGCTAGCAGCGCCGCCCCTTTTAAACCAACTATATAAGCTATGTTTTTATTTATTATAAGAAAGGCGGTACTACTTAACAAATTTTTCATTTAATGTTTTCCCATTTTAGTTTACAATTATAACCCTCAATAGCTTTTTTGATATTATCATAGTCATCGCTAAAAGAATAATAATCAGAATAAATATCACATTTAATTTTGCCAGATGTTAAAGTAAAAATAATTTCTGGCTTTTTACTATTCTTAACACCAAAAGTTTTTAGATGCCTTATTAACCATACTTTTTCTAAAAATACCTTTTCGTTTGGTTTAAAATTTTGTACACTTAAAAGTGCTTTAGTATAGTTCTTAGCATACTTTATACATGAATCAAAACTACTTTCATGTATTTTAGTATAATAATAAGTCGCTGTTCTATCCATGTTTAGCAAACTAGCTATAGTTTCTCTTTTAATACCTTTGTTATAACTTATAACAGTACATATTTTACGGCCTAAGCAAATGTCAGGTTTTCTGCTTTTGCTTTTTAATATATCTTCTGGCAACCCTAAAGCTGTAGTAGTAGCGTTACTTATTTTTTTAAATATTTCTATATCTTTCATTTTTAAAATGGTAAATCACCTTCAGTTTCAGGTTCTTGGTGTACTTGCGCATTTCGGTTATTAAACCTAAAAGCCTGTATAGTTGTAAAGTACCTACCTTTCCACTCCCTACTACCTACAAAACAATCTAGGTCAACAGTATCACCTTCAGAAAACTTACTTAACTTATTTATTTTTTCCGATCCAAAAGCTTCAATACAAACTACTGGGTTATGTTCTTGGTTTTGTTCTATTAAAAATAGTTGCTTTTGCCATTGGTTACCAGCTTTTGATGTGCCTTGTTCAAGTGGTAAAATTTTTGTTATCGTTCCGTGTATCTGTATCATGTTATTTTTTCTTTTTAGTTTTAGTATTCTTTTTAATTATTTCTACATTGCTCTTTTCCATCTTACAAGTAAACCCATCTAGTGTAGATAGTATTACATAATCCACACCGTTCTTTTCATATTCTTTTACAATATGTAATTGGTTTTTAAATTGTTGTAACATTTCTTTATCCCTAAAATGGTTGTTACCTATTTTAGAAAAGTCAATAATTTTAGCGTTTTTCATAATTTAATTGTTTTTAATTTTCCAGTTAATATAATTAGTTAAAGTTTCACCATCAAAGATAAGTTTACCTTTTTCTGGTATGTAAGGGTATTCCTTACCGTTTGTATGTTTTTGTGTTTTAAGTGTTTGTATAGGTAACCTATATAAAAACCTACCTATACCCCATGATACGCAGGCCCTTTTAAAAGCATCAGATACATGCCCTTTTTCTTTTTCAACGTTACTTTCGCTACCAGTATCTGATTTCCATACCCACTCATTAAGTTCTTTATTGTATATACCAACCTTGCAGAATAATAACCCGCATTGTTCATAGTATACTGTCTGCCAGTTACCTTGGCCTACAACCTCATCAAGTAGGTCTTGGCAGTCCCTAGCATCAATATAAGCTACACATGTAGCCTTTCCAAACCTTATACTTTGTACCCGCCACTTATAAGGCAGTACTTTGTTTAAATCATTTAATTTCATATCTTTCATTTTTTTGGTAAATATATTATTTATTTTTTATATGCTTTATCACTTGTTCTTTTATGTAAGATACAGTATCAGTATCAATCCATTCTAAAAAATTATAAGCATCAAAACATACAGTAAAATCTTTACCACACTCATCAGTACCCCTTAGGTAAACTTCACCATCACAGCATTGAAAAGTATTAATATCATTCATTCTTTTTAATATTTCTTGTTCTTTTTCCATTATTATGCATTTAAAATTAGACATTCTTTTTTCTCATTATACAGTTGTAACCATTCAGGTTTTGTATCAATAGCAAAGCTATCTCTTAATTGCCACCCATGGTTTCGCAACATGTATCTAAACTTATCTCCTATTTGTTCTTTAGTACCTACCACTACAACACACCCACCTGAATTTTTATAATCAACACATTTAGTATCAGTATTATAATCATAAACAGATACAGCATCATAGCAGCCTTTAAGTACCCAGTATTCGCTTAGTAATTCCATTGTATATATAATAATAGTGAACACATAAAAGCAATACACATAACCCCACATAAGACATAAAATTGTAAATCTGTAATAGGTTCTTTTTTCTTTTCATGCTTCCAAATATACCTTACAACTTCATAGTCATCATTTGAGTTAATATATTTACCCCTTGCATTTTTAGTATGCATAAACTTAGAGTAGTCATCACTCCCCATAATAAAAGTATAACCGTGAACTTTATGTTTATACTCAACTACATAATTTAAATTTTCCATTTTTTTATATTTAAGTTATATATCATAATTTAAGTTTAAGTCAGTTGCCAGATATATTTAAAGCTGACTGCTATTTTTGTGATAGCTCACCTTTTCGGTCTTATGGTGGGGTGTTACTTTTTATTTAACGCTTTTCAAATTAGCTTACCACCTGCCTACTTTGAACACTACAAAGGTAATAAAAAAAATAATAACTAACAAAATAATTTACAAAGTTATTAACAAAGTATGTGTTAGTAAAGTATAAAACCTCTTATAAAGGCTTTAATTATATGTGTAGTATGTAGGTATTAAAAAGCTTAAAAAGTTCGTTAAAAGCTATTATAATCAGTATAAGACAGTATAAAACTGATACAACTGATACAGTAATTAAAAGAATATTACCAAAAACTCTCACCAGTAAAAAAGAAATATAATATATACATTATAGTTCCATCAATAAATTAATAGGTGTTTTACCATTGTTCATCACTATGCCGACACCAACAGCTGGCCTTTTACCATACTTAGCATAAGACATAGCATAAGCTTTATGGTTGATACCGCACCCGACTTGCATACCAAAGACCCTAAATTTTTTACCGACATAGTGTTCGCAATAAGCTTGCGTATGAAGGTGTCCCTGTACGGTATTCATCATATCAGCACGACACTTAGTTCTGGCAGTCCCACCCTCACCATGTATGTATTGTACGTTGTCTTTTTCGTAACGTTCAACAAAGTTCCACTCAGGCACTTCTAAAACATCTTTATAAGATTTAATCCATTTACTTGGTATTGCAGAAGTTTGGGCCTTCCTCATAATAATCCTGTCATGATTGCCAATTATTACAGTAGCTACTGGGAAGGCATTGCGCCAGCGTTGTATACGTTCAACAGCCAGTTGTAACTCATCAAGGCCACCCATACCATCAGCTGAAGTTTCATGATAACTAGAATAATGGTTGTCAATGATGTCACCGATAAAAACTACCTCTGTACACATGTATTCATAGTACTTATCTATACAGAAGTTAAGATAACTATCAAGGCAGAAAGGTTCATGCAAATCGCCGATAACCAAGACATTTCGGTTATCAGCGTTCCGCATTTTTTCTAAAGCATCTATTTCATGCTTTTTTAATCTATAGCGCTTATTTGGATTCCTTTCCAAAGTCTGCAGCTGATTGTCCTAATAACATAGCTAAAAGAGAATACCATATCTTAGATACAGCTTCTTCATCAGCCCCTAAAAAGTTTGCAACCATAGGTATGACAATAGATGATATACCTAACCATACCTTTTTTGATTTAAGTAATTGCGTTAAAATAAATTTCATAATAAATTAATTTAGTTAATATTCAAAGTTAATGCTCAATAGAGCCAAATCACATCTTCATCTTTATTTTTATCAACATCTGCATGTATAAAAGTCTTCCCTATACCAAACCTGTTTACACCTACTACCATTAAAGCATTGATAATCAAGTACCTTTCTCTACTGCCTTTGTATGCAATATCAACAGCTAAACCTTTTTTGTGGCTTGAACCTACCCTACCACCTATTTTTGTATTATGGGCTGCTGTCCTATACCCTGAGTTTATTTTAAAAGGTATACCAGCAATACCACGGGCAGTATCTAACCTCCTTAGGAAATCTTTTTGCATTCTATACCCAGACCCAACTTCATCAGGGCTATCAAATTCAGAAACATTAAAATAAATTAAGTCCAAACTAGAGGTAGTATAGTTTATATATTTTGCACCCCTTAACTTCATGAACAAATTCTTTACGAACGTTAATATCATTTTCATTTGTTTTTTTATACTTAGGGTTTTTTGAGTTGAGCTTTCTTCGTTTAGGCATCTTTGTTAAATTTAAAGAACTTATATATTGTAAAGGCAATCGCTAATATCAGTGAAACGAATGTTAAGATTTCATTACATTCAGTGATACTAAAACCTATTGCGGTACTATTTGCTACAGCTACTTGTACTGTATCTCTTACTTTTTCCATTGCTATTATTTTTATCTAAGTATGATTTCAACTTAGTTATGTTATTTTTTTTAGGTTTATAATGTTTCTTCATTATGAATAATCAGATGCATTTAAAAAGTTTCTCAAAGTAAGCTCAGTACCCTGCCTTGGCTTTTCAAGGTTCATGCCATTGTAATATGCATTCGGGTCAGGGTCAACATCAGCCCCAGTATTCGTATTGTATTCTGGGAAAAAGCTTATATTTTGCCTTACATAGTCTATCATTCTTTCAGTATAATATTCTGCAGTATTCCTAATTTCTTCCCTTAGGTGTTGGCTTTCTTCAGTTGTTAAGCTTACACCAGTTTCTGAAGTCTTAGAATAAATATTCCCGTTCTCTACTTTAAACCTGAGGAATGGGACAGCATGATAAAAAGCCCAGTTAGGGAGCATGTCACCTATATAATCATCAACTAGGGTTTTGTAGTTTTCATTACCTACATTACCTAGAGTACCATTCTTAACTAAATCTTTTAATTTGTCGGTTAATTTTGTACCTAGTTTAGATTCTACATAAATTTTTTGTGCCTGCCTAACATAAGGAAGTAATATCTCAGTATCTAAATTTTGTGAGATAGCTGTACTCTCTTTTAATTTTTGTTCGCTTATTAGTAATATATATGCCATAACTTATCTGGGGTTTATGTATCCGTGGTTTTTCATTCTTTTAGGTGGCTTAGCAACTAAGTTATCATTCTTTTGTGCTGTAAAGCCTTCGTTTTTTGCTTGCGTATAACCAATATATTCTTGGTCTTGTACGTTATCAGGGTAGTAAACATTACCATCTTGGCTAGGTGGTGCTTTATAGATGCGCCTTAACCAAAAATGCTGACATTGTGGCCCTCCTTTGTAGAACCAGATTGAGTACCTATTAGCACCATAAGGCCCAAAACCTGGATTAACAGCCATATTACCCATTTTTAGTATATCTTCTTTACGGTATATTTTTTTAGCTTCCATCATTTTAGAGCAAAAGTCCCTAGTAGTACCAGTTTTGTTTTTTAAAAAGTTATCATTAGTATAAACATACCTAACCTTATAAAACTCAGTGCCACTTTTATTTAACCCATCTTGACTACTCCTTGCGTTTGGGTTTGCCCTACCTGTACTGGTAGCTAGTTCTAGTTTTTCGTTAGCTATATTGTTTATTACTTTTTCATAGTCAAAGTCTTGGTGTTCACCATCAACAACCTCTTCACTTATTAACTCCCAGTCAGCTGGTATATCTTCCATGCTAGCTAAGAAAGTATCAAGTTCAGTTTCTTTTATTTGCTCATGGTTTTCACATGGCATGTAGTAGGTCTTACCATCTTGGGTATGTTCATGATGGCCGCTACACCCAATTTTTTTAGCTTCAGCTTCAGCTTCCTCTATAGTATCAAATAAAGGCAATTCTTTGCCATCAGTTATCATACTACCTACTTTAGCTAAATCTTCTTTTACTACCACCTCTTCATCTAATGGTGGCAACCCAAGTTCCTCTCTTATTTCATCTTGTGTCATTACTGCCATTAAATCTTGGTTAGTAAACCTAGTTGTTATAGGCTTTAACTGTACAAAGTTTACAGGCATATCCATGTTATTAACTTGGAATATTTTTCTTAACTCTTTAACTATGTGGTCTTGGAATGGTTTTACAACTGTATTAAGGTAAAAATTCGCAGCGCTATTAATCTCGTCAGCATTATTACCTAAACCTGTATCACTTTTAATACCCATAAGCATCGGGGAAGTCACACGGTGACCTGTCAAGATATTCTGTACAAGTAACTCTTGTAAGGCTAGATATTGCTTATCTAAATCAGCTGTATTTAAAGGCATCAATTCTGGCGCTCTACTCTTATCATCTGAAAACGTCAGAACAAATCGACCAGCTGATTTACTACCAGTAAACTTTTCTTTTAAGCTTTCTTCTATTTGGTATCTCTCTTCAGCTGTTGGGACACCATTATTGAACGATATCATGTAAGACCCAGAGAAAGAATTAGCTACATTATTTAAGTGGAATTCTGCAATCTTCTGGTCACACAAAGCCCAGTTATTTGATGCGACATAATCAGGGGTGTGGTAAACATTCATGTTAGGGCTATACAACCCACTATACATTAACTGGTTAGGTGATGTTCTATCATTAACATTAAAGGCTGGTATTCTTATAGGTTTATTATGCCTAGTATTAGCCCAATCAGATGATAAATAATAAGCCCTTACTTTTCCAAACTCATCTGGTCGCTCGGCCCTAACCTTTTCTACAGGGACATGGTAGATTTCAGCGATTTCAGTTCTATCTTTAGTCCAAACGATATTTAAGGCAAAAGCCCCTTGTAGCTTAAAATCAAAAGCTATTTTTTTTATTACTTCATGTAAGCTTTCATTACCATTTGCTCTATTAATAAAGTTTTCTAGTTTAACCCTAGCTTCAAGGTTTCTATCTTCTTCATCTTCAATTACTAAAGCTTCACCAGATATCATTTCAGCTGTAGCATTTATAATCGCTGCCTGTGTAGAGCTGTTATAATACAAATCTATCAAGAACTGCGGATATAGGTTAGCCCAGTTTTCAGTACCATAAGTAATATATTCTTTATTGCTTACTTCTTTTATTTCAGGTGCTGTACTTGTTTCTAAATTAATATTTACTATTTCTTTCATAATTATTATCTGTTAATCCATTCAGGTGTATGCATTATTGCAAGTATTTCCTGGTGGTTATATTGTTGTAAACCTACTAAAAAATCAGGTGTTTTACCATCAAATTTTAAAACTGTTTTTGTACCATCTATTGATAACCTTAATGTATCAGCATTATTTTCTAGCACTTCATTAAAGTTTACTGTATCTAAATTTGCTATTTCAAATATTACATATTTCATTATGGTGCATCATTTATTATATCATTACTACCCATATTAGTCATAGTACCATCATTATCAAAAGAAGTTAGGTCATCTATTGTAGGGAATGAAGCAGTACCATTAGGGTCACCATTCCTCCAGTACCCTATTATGTTAGCTTCAGCTGCTAAGTTTGTAGGCTCACCATTATTATAATATGATATCATCTTACCACCACTTACTGTATCATCAAATAAAGCAACCTCATCTAATTTTATTTGTCCATAGTTTGCAGCTTGTCTAGCAAAGAACAAAGGTGCTGCTGTATTTACAGGGGCAGACCATGTACCCTGATTTGTATAAGTACCCCCACTTGTTGCTGTAGCTTGTACCCCGTTTAAGTAACCTAAGATAGATGTAGAACCATCACCTAAATCATAAGTAAAGCCTATATGATACCATACATCAGCTGCTAAAACAGTATCTATTACAAATTGCTGGAATATAGCATTACTATCACCTCCATAAATAATTATTCTAGGTTTACTTTCAAAATCAGTTCTTATTATATACTCATACCTAAAAGCACCAGCACTAAAGAAATCACTTTTGTTTAGTATAATTTGTGATGCTGTAGCACCACTAGTAAGCTTTACCCATAATGATGCTGAAAAACCTCTATTTGCAGCTGAATGGTTTATAGTAAATATAGGTCCATCACCGCAATCTACATAATCATCTACACCATCAAAATCTAAACTGAAAGCATTTTCAAAACCACTATCACCATACCAAATATAATTGTTTTCAGATGGTTCTGGGTGTTGGGTATATTGTACCTGAGCAGTACCAGACTTATCATCTATAAAGAGTTTACCCTTAGTAACTAAACCTTTTACAATACCATTAGTGTCAGCTACAGGTAATACATCAGTTTCTGTACTAGGAGCAGTTGTATCAGTTATTGTTACTGAACCAATCCATGCTACCTCATATACTTCATATTTATAATAACCTGAGGGTTTTAAATCTACCTGCCCTAAAAACATATCAGGGTTTAAAGCATAAGTAAAAGTAAATTCTGTATATCTATTGTATATTGTTTCTGTAGGGTAGCAATAAACTATAGCACCACTAAAATCATTTGTAATTTTAAATAAGTGCCTAATCTGAGTAGATGCTTTAGCAGTATCTATTCTATTATCTTCTGTACAAATGTAAGCTTTGAAAGTTGTTTCTGTAGTTCCTTGTATCATACTATTATAATATATAAATACTTAGGTTTTATTTGCTAATAAAAAAAAAGAGTAGCCTAAGCTACCCCTTTTTATGATGAACGCTAGATAAATCTATAGATGGTCGAACCACCCCACCTTCATCAAGCTATATAAAAACTACAAATAATATTAAGCGTCAGTAGAAATAATACTATTTAAGTTAGTTATACCAGCATTAGAAAATGCTGCAGCACCTGCCGCTACATCTTCTAACATTGCCATAGGTCTACTTTCTAGGCCATCAAAGTTAAGTGTATAACCTGAACGGTCACCGAAGGCAGCACCGCTTTCTTCAGTACCACTATTCAACTGCATACCATTGTTTATACCTAATACCATGATAACATCATTCCCAGTCGCTGGGTGAGTAGCATTAAGCTGCGCAAAGATAACCACTTGGGTTTGCCCTAATAATTTTACTTGTTCTTGAGTTTTTACTTTTAATCTGTTTAACACCATAGCAGTTGCTGGGGCATAGAATATAGTCCCATTCTCTGTCGAGCCTGTTATAGTGTCTGTTATTGATGTAGAACCCCTAGGTACTGTATATCTGTATATATTATTCCCACCGAAATCTATTGTATCTATTTCTTCAGAATTTGTACTATCATAAGCAAATGATGCTATTTGGTCATACACAGCAAAGTAGATGAATTTTACACCTCCAGCTACTCTATTACAGTCTAGTTGTCTACCCTTAGTCAACGAAGTACATGCCATCTTATTTATTTTTTAAAGGTTAAAGTAGTAAGGGCTTTTACACCCCTACTACTATTTTAATTATTTTTATGATTGGTGAACTATATCAGCACCTACCCCTAACTGAACACCACCACTATAACGAGCAACTAATCTCATGTTGTCTGAACCGTCAAGGTTAGCCATATCCATGATAGTGATTCTAGTGTGGTCACTTAATAAATCAGTCCCAAAGAATAAGTTACCTCTTTCAGCCGCAACCATTTGATTGTCTGCCATACCTGGACAAACAGCAATCTTATATCCTTCAAATACAGGAACGTAATCAGTACCCATGTTGTAAGCATTTAAGTATCCTAATGTAGATATAGCTGATACATAGAAAGCATAAGTTTTAGCATTCATGTATATGTATAAATCATCTCTAGTTAAAAGAGGTGAAATGTTAGCAGCCATATCAGCTGTTAAAGTTTGTAAGTTAGCTACAATATTTGCCGCTGAATAAGCTGCAGATGCAGTTGATGATATTACCGTACCATCTACAGCGAAAGCACCAGTAGTAGCAGTTAAAAACCCTTCGAACTCACCATTGTTAGCAGCTGCACCACTCCAAATAGAAGTTTCAGTTGCATTAGCAATAATCTCACCCATGTAAGATATTACATAATCCTCAAATGATACAGGTGGTGGCGCACCAGCACCAGCTCTCATTTCAAGAGCTTCCCATGAAGATAAGAGAGTTTTTTTGCAAAGGTCAAGATTAATCTGTAGATTCTTTGGTGTCAAAACTTTTTCTGTAAGAGCTAAAGTACCAGCATCAGTAAAGTCGCACGTCGCGTCTTTAACTACTCCAGACCCAGCCATCTTCTGTATATTACTTTTAAATTTGATATTCTCAATAGATGTAATAAAGTCTAATGAGATTGCTTGTTTTAAAGCGGCAGAGATATAGAATCCCGCTGCTTTCCCCGAAAAATTGGACGTCACATTGAATGCCATAATTTTTAATTTTAATTAGTTAATATTTTATCTGTTTAAATCGTGTAAAAACTTATCTCTAGAACTAAGCTTATTGTATTGCCCCCTAGTTATAGGTGCTTTACTAGAGCTAAATTTATTTGTGTTTAAAGGGGCTTCAGCTGGTGTTTTAGCTAATTCCTCTTTTAACTTAATGTTTTCTTCTTTTAATTCTTCTAAAGATAATTCTGTTTTTTCTTCTTTTACTTCCTCACTCATTGTTTCCTTATCACCAGTTTCACCTATTCTAGCTTTAATATCAGCTACAGCATCTTCTAGGTTCTTCACCTTGTCCTTCATCTCTTCATAAGTTTTCGCCCAGTCAGCTTTTTCAGCTGGTGTTTCAGGAAACTCTTCAGCATATCTACTCTTATCTTTATCTTCATCATCTTTATCTTCAAATTCAGCCTTTTCATAAGCTTCATCTGCTGTCATTTCTTCTTTTTTCTTATCCTCTTCCTCTTCTTCTTCTTCTTCTTCTTCCTTCTTTTTACGCATCACTTCTTTTACTACACCTTCATTTTCTACAGTAAAGCTTAACTCATCAGTAGAGTAGTTTCCTGTAGGTAATAATATTGTACTGCCATCTTCAGTTAATACAGAAATATCCACGCCAGCTTCTAACTCTTCCGCTGTAGACACAAACATTGTACCATCTTCAGATTTGCCCTGCCAACCCAACTTTGTTTCTTCTTCTTTGTTAAGTCCTAGAGCTACTAAAATTTGTTCTTTTAAATCCATAGGTTCTTTTTTTTAATATATATATTAGTTAGTTATTTATTTGATTTCTT